ATCATCGGCGGATCGTCGGCGGAACACGCCAGGCATGCGTCTGACTTTTATGAGACGCCGGACGAATATGAGCGTCTGCGCTTTGCCGACAGGCTGGACGCCTATATGTGGGCCAAGCATCACGCGCCGCATGTGCTGGACGGTGACGGCTGGCCCGAGTGTCGCCATCGGTTGTTTGTGCAGGCTGAGGCGCTGGGCGTGGCGGTGGCGTTATGATGCCCCGCCGCGCTGTTTATCAAGGCGTTTGACAAGACGGTCAATACATACCAGGAAGCAATGCAAACCCTGAACGACGCGATCTACGCCGCCGTCCGCGCTGCGAGGGACGAGGACGGGGCGCCGGCGGACGCCCTGCGCGAAATAGCGGCAGACCTACTGACAGGTTATTTTGATAGGTTATATTGATGGGGAAAATGTAAAGAACGCGATAGGGGTCGCGGACCACGGAACAAGGGTCAGGACCGGGTTTCAAAGGTCGGGGATAACGGTTCGCGCATCACGGGCAGAAAAGTTTTGTTAGAGATCAATGGGATAGGGGTCGCGGACCGCGGCCCGGGGAAAAAGATGTTGCGGCGGAGGACAGAAAAGGGGTAGGTTCAGACATGGCCCAGAACTCCAAAAAAGAGGAAAAGGTTACACCGGTTACATATTTGGAAATGAAAAATGTAACCGCAAAAGTCAGGTAAGTGTTTGAAAGTAAAAGGGTAAAACGGACGGTTACAAAGTTACGCGGGTTACAGGGGTAAAACGCGAAGCGCGAGTGAAGCGAACAAATGGCCGTAACCGGTGCCACTTATGTAACCCAGCCCTGAAGCCCTGTAAAATAAGGGCGATGCTGCAAAAAAGCGGCAACATTTTATTGAAACTAAAAATGTAACCGATGTAACCGTCCCAAGCGTGGAGCTTGTGGGCGGGTTTTTGCGTCCGGGGGTCAGGGGGATTTTGGTCGGAGGGCGAGGTCGGATTTTGGTCAGGCTGGCGGCGATCAAGGGTCGGAAATGGCGGAGGGCGGAGGGCGAGAGCCGGACCGCGGACCGCGGGTCAGGGCGCTTTTGGGGGCGGTCAGAGAGGACGGGATTTTGTTAATCGCGAAAAGTCGTTAAGGGGTCATCTGATTTTTTTTTGAGAAAAACTTTTTCTTGGCCCTATATAGAGAAGGGGGAATTAAGGGAGGGGTCCGGCAGGCCCCCCCTGATCGGGCTCTTGACATGGCCAGGCCCCTGTTGGTAAATATCTTACGGATTTTAACGTAGGAGTAAATTATGGCCAAAGCCACGCCCCGATATGTTGTTGAACCCGAAGCCAGGCTGCAGGTTCGCGCCAGGGCCCGAAAGTACGCCCCGGAGGACAAACCCCTGTCCCGCCGCGAAGAGCTCTTCGTCAAAGAGATTGTGGCAAAGGATGGAATGATCACGATGCGCGATGCGGCGATCAATGCCGGCTTTCCCGAAAAGAGCGCCCATGCGAGGGCGTGGGAAATGACAAACCCTGACATCAGCCCCCACGTCGTTCGGGCGATCCGAGAGTTCCGCGCCCAGCTGGACCGGAAGTACGGCATCGACTACAAGCGCCACCTGCGCGATCTGCAAGTGATCCGCGACAAGGCGCTGGAGAACGGCGCTTATTCCGCTGCGGTCCAAGCGGAGTATCGGCGGGGCCAGGCGCAAGGCGATATCTACGTCAGCAAGTCGGAGATCAGGCACGGCACCATCGACAGCATGAGCAAAGAAGAAGTTCTGAAAGCCATTGCGGAGTTGAAGCAGCAATATGAGCCAGTCACCATTGACGTCACCCCTGAAGGCAGCAACGCAGGCAATCGTCAAAAAGTCAGAAGCCGCCTTTTGGAAGCAGATGAAGGCGCAGTTGTCCCGCGTGCCGTTGACAAAGACGTGGAGGGCGATGCGGATTGAAGCCACGATTGGAGCGGGCATCCCCGATGTGGAGCTTTGCGACGATATGGGGGCTTTCCACAAGGTAGAGCTCAAAAGCCAGGGGTCAGGGGCTGCGGTGGCCCTGAGGCCGTCACAGGTGGCTTATATGGCCCGCCACGGCCATGCGAGCGTTTGGATACTGGTCCGCAAGGCGGGAAGGGGGGCGGATTGCACGATTTCCCTGTATCACGCTTGGCAGGCTGCCGATCTGGCGGTCAAGGGGCTGCACCTGGCCCCTGTCTTGCGGCTGGAGTCGCCCAAGACCTGGGCACCGATCTTTGAAGCGATTGCCGCAAGAAAAGGGGTTGACGGTTAAGACGGATGCGCGCTAGGTTCGGCGAAGGGGCTATCCTGCCCCTGTTTAATTTTGGAGAACCACAATGCCTAGTTTCAAGATCAGGGCCACGATGACCGTGACCTACATATATGAGGTTGATGCCGACACCATCGAGGATGCCGTGGATGCCGTCGAGGGCGGCGAAATGGAGGACGATTGTTTCGAGCTGGACAGCGGTCTGCCAAGCGTGACCGAATACACCATCGAAGGGCAGATGGGTTGGAACCAGTGGGGGAAAGATTGATGAAAGAATACCACCAGATGTGCGTCGAAGGCGCGAAGGCGCTTGCCGGTATGATGGCAGCGACAGCGATGGCCGAACGCGTTTATGTTTTTGCAATACATGGGGCGCACGACGGGCCGGAAGGATACGGCCGGATTTTGCCATTGCGTGACAGCGATGGATACCCTAGCGAAGATGTTGCGCCGCACGGATTTACTTGCGTCGAGCCCGCCCATGGCGACCGATGGGAAGCGATCCCGTATCATGGTCTTGAGTGTGCGCTTTATGAAGCCTGCCGTTCTGCTCCGTTGTTTTGATCGGGGACGGCGTAGATGCTTTGGCTTTTGAACAAGGTTCTGGACTATTTGAACCGCCCGACCGATTGGCGCGAAGAATGGCGGCGGAGGTGCGAAGAACAGAAACAGGACCAAGACAAATAAAAACCTATTGACGGCATAAATGCTTTGCCTTTACATTTGACGCAAGGGCAATCCCGCCCTGATCAAATTGGAGTTTGACCATGATTTCCCTGAATGTTGCTTTCCTCAAAGCCGCCATGCTTTCCGTATCCACCGAGCAAACGCGCTACTATCTGCGCGGTGTCCATCTGCTGCGGAACGCTGATCACCTGCGCATCACCGCGACCGATGGACATCGTCTGTTCTGCGCGATGCAAAAGCTGTCTTTTGCCGGTCCTGATTTTGACGTGATCCTGCCGACCGATGGCTTGAAAAAGGCTTTCACCGGTTTGCACAAAAGCACGGTCGAAGTGGATTTGAAACTGGACCACGGCGAAGATCGCATCCGCCGCGCGACGTTGAACGATGTTGCGATGGATACCATCGCCGGCACGTTTCCTGACATCACTCACATTGTGCCGCAAGAGACCACCGGCGAAACGGCGCAATACAAACCGATTTACCTTGCCGACCTGGGTAAGCAAGCCAAGATTCTGGGCAGTGGCGCGACCGGCCTGCATATCGGATACAACGGCGAAAGCCCCGCCCTGATCACGTTCGCCGACACGCCCAACGCGTTCGCGGTCCTGATGCCCTATCGCGCGACCGTTGATCCCCTGCACCCCGTCGCGGTTCGGGAGATCATGTATCAGCGCCAAGGCGCGCCGGAAAAAGCCGCTTGACGGCGCGCGCCGTTTGATTATATCAAGGGGGCGGGACGATCCTGCCCCTGTTTAATTTTGGAGTAAATCAAGATGAATGTTTCCCTGACCAAATCGCCGGAAATTGATCCCGCGACCGTTGCCGCCGCACGCACGCAGGTGTCAGCATGAAGATCACCCGCGAATTCTGGCCGGGCGATCGCTACGTCTATGATTTTGGGCTTTGCAGCTATGGGAAGGGCTGGGCGCAGGTCGATACGGCGCAGGACGCATCGTACTTTGGGACTTGGGCCAATCCGACCCGGTTGATGATATTCAGCTATTGCGAAGGCGACACGACCTTGAAGGAGGCCGGGTCGCCCGGGGAGTTCGCCGCCGAACTGCGCGAGATCGATGCTTGGAACCGGACGCATGTATCTGGCCCCGTTCGGATCGATCCAGGGTTTGATCTGGCGATGAAGGCGGCGTTTGTTGCGTTGGGGCTGGAGGAAATGTTGCACTGAATGTGCGGCGCCCACCTTGGCCAGAGGTGCGGAAAGCAATGGGGCGAGAACGCCCGCGTTCGCCGCGATGCCTGCTGCCCCCGTTGCGGCGTTGTCTCTCGTTACACCCGCGCCGGAAAAAGCCGCTTGACGGCGCGCGCCGTTTGATTATATCAAGGTGGCAGGGCAATCCCGCCCCCCTTTTCTTTTGGAGTAAATCAAGATGAATGTTTCCCTGACCAAATCGCCGGAAATTGATCCCGCGACCGTTGCCGCCGCCCGCCAAGCCGTCATGACAATTTACAGTTTCCGCACCGAAATGGCGGACACGCTGGTGTTGCAAGATTGGCTGTATTGGGTGAAGGATGAAGCCCACGCTGCAAAAAAATCCGGCCGGCGCATTGCCTCCGACGTTTGGGTGGAGCTGGCGATCGCCGCGGATGATCTTTGCGACGATGACGGATTGCCCCGATTGTTCCGCCCCGATTGACACCAG